GGAGTTATGTGGCTTACCTTGAATTGTATGTATATGAGGACCTTTTTTATGTTCTAATAATTCTTTTTGTAGTTTTTCGTTTTCTCTTTCCACTGCTAATAGACGTTCGTGGTAACGACTCACCTTATCAGCAAGGGTAGCTATAGCCTTCAATACTTCTTGATTTTCCATAATATCTCCTTGATTTATAATTTTTGGGTGAGATCTAATTTAAACATGTGTGCAGAATATATCAAGTAATCTTTTTATAATTGTTTTCTTGACATCTATTTTTTTATATTTTTAGCAATATAATTAAAATTAATAACTATTCTTCTAGGCTCGTCAGTCTGGCCAATAGCCCTATGTTCTTCAGGACTTGAAAATTCTATAAATCGATTTTTAACAGATTTAATTTTTGTACCATTTTTCATTTCAGTGTAGCCATTATTTGTATTAAGATAAAAAATAGCTGTTGTGCTTCGTGAATCATTATAATCCGTATGAAAAGAGCATACAATAGGTTTCTCTCTCTTGGTCAACAGATTACAAGTTACCCGTATTAAAGTAAGATAGTCTAATTTTTTTTCAAATATAGGAATAATTTGATTATAAAATTCTGAATTAATTCTATTAAAATCATAAAGTTTGTGAGAAAACCAAAAACCATCATCTTCATGTAAAACTTGTTCTTGTTGAAAATACCAAGGAAAAAATTCATCTAACATAATTTGATTTATCCTATTAAATTCTTCTTGGTTTAAAAAATTATCTTTAACATTTTTCATTTTTTTTTCCTGATTAGAATTTTTCAGTAAAATTAGCAAGAAATCTTTTTATAATTGTTTTCTTGACAGAAAATTCATGCTATGAAAGAGGCAGAAAAAAGAAATGAAAAAGAATAATTATTTTGCAACGCCTATTTATTGTGAAGAAAAACCAGAGTGGCTGCCACATATTAATAACGCTTGTGATCCTTATTTAAAAGAAACAAAAAAAGAATTTAAAAAACTAATTGAAGAAAGAGAAACTGATTACGGTTTTATTTATCATTCTTTAAATATAGCAGGAGATATAAAGCTTAAAGATTTTTGTCAATACGTTGGGCAAAAGTCTGCTGATCTTCTTATGGATATGGGATATAGTTTGGAAGATTACAATTTACATTTTACTGAAATGTGGGTTCAAGAATTTCCAAAAGAAGGTGGAGGAAGACACGCTCCTCATGTTCACCCTAACAATCATGTTTCTGGTTTTTATTTTTTAGAAACAAAAGGATCTTATCCTATTTTTTATGATCCAAGAACAAGATTGGAAACAATTGCTTTACCACAAAAAAACAAAAATATTATTACTAATGCAAGTCCAACAATAAATTTAACAATAAATCCAGGGACTTTAATTATAATTCCTTCTTACATAATGCATGAATATAGTGCTCAAAGAAATGACTCTTTTAAATTTATACATTTTAATATTAAAGCAACAGAAAAAAGATTTATGAAAGGGGTAGAAAATGATTCTTAAAAATTATAATTGGAATTTTCAAAATTGTTTACCATTAAATTTTTGTGATCATGTAATTAAATATGCAAAAGAACAACAATTTATAACAGGAATGATAGGTAATAAAAAAGATAAAGGCTTTGATGAAGAAGATTTGAATGTAAGAAAATCTGAGATAGTGTGGTTAAACGAACCTTGGATATATAGACATTTACATCCTTTTGTTTTTCATGCCAACAGAAATGCAGGTTGGAATTTTAAATATCATGGACATGAAAATATACAGTTTACAAAATATATAGATGATGGTCATTACGATTGGCATGCCGACATGGATGTTGAGCCTCCTAATCATGGAGCTGTTAGAAAACTATCAATGACTATACCTTTAGTGGATGGTTCAGAATATGAGGGTGGTGATTTTGTTATTAAAAATTCTTTTGGCGAAGAAATAATAATAAAAGAAGCAAGACAAAAAGGTTCTGTAATTGTTTTTCCATCTTTTTTATTACACAAAGTAACTCCTGTAACAGCTGGAACAAGATACTCTTTAGTGATGTGGACCTTGGGTAGGCCGTTTAATTAAAATGAAAGGATATAAAATGAGTTTTAAAGAAAAAGGTTATGAAATTTGCAAAGGAGCTGTGTCTAAAGAGTTAGCTAGTTTTTGTTATAGATATTTTTTATTAAAAAGGGAGGCGTATTACTATATGAGAAGTAAAGATTACCTTTCTCCCTATGAAACTATTTTTGGTTTTAATGGTGATCCACAAGCACCAAATGCATATGTTTCATATGCAGATGTTGCTATGGAAACTTTATCTTCTACCATATTACCTTTTTTATCAGAACGTGTTAATTTAGATCTTCATCAACAATATACGTTTGCAAGATGCTATAATTATGGATCTATATTACATAGACATAAAGACAGACCTGAATGTGAAATATCTGCAACTTTAAATTTAGGTGGTGATCCGTGGCCTATTTACATCGATGAAACAGGTGGGACTAATAATAAAGGTATAAGTGTAAACTTAGAACCAGGTGATTTAATGATTTATAGAGGTTGTGAGTTACAACATTGGAGAGAACCTTTTGAAGGGGATAAAGTAGTTCAAGCATTTTTACACTACAATGATAAAAATGGTCCTTATAAAAAATTATGTAGAAGATTTGATGGCAGAGAAATGTTAGGTGTGCCTTTAGACTTACAAGCAGATAGAAAATGAAAAGTTTTATAGACCATATTTTCCCCACAAAAATTTTTATTTTTGATTTTAATCAAGACGAAATTAATAACATAATTAAAGATTTTATTTTAGAGGAAGATAATATGATTAACATTAATAATCATAATACTAATAATGGATCATGTGGAAATTATTTTACAGATTTTTATAGTCCTTGTAAGAATAAATCTTATGAAAATTTAATAAATAATGTGAAAGATTATTTTGATAATCAAAGACTTAGTTTTAAAATAATAAAGTATTGGAGCGCTGTTTACATAAATAATGCCATGCATTCAGCTCACGTACATTCAAGTAAAATGCGACCAAACTTTGATGATTGTAATTATGCCTCTGTTTTGTGTTTATCTAATTTAGGTGAAACTAGATTTTTATCGTCAAATAATTGTTCAGATAGTGTAGATTATATTTATCCCTCAAAGATTGGAAGAATGTTAATATTCCCTAGTAATTTATTTCACGATGCTTTATGTAAAGACAAAGGCATGCGAAGAATAATATCAAGTAATTTATCTATTTCAAATGTTTGTTAATACTAGGCTATATCAATATAACAACGTATCTTCGCAGTGCGTTTATATTTTTGATAATTTTTTAGAATCTGATTATCAACAACTTATTTTAAATAAAACTCTTGAATTAACTGAAATAGATTATTTAAATAAATCAACAAATGTGCAAGCAAATGTAACAGAGGTTAATGAACTTTTTCATCATGAAGAATACACTAAGTTAAAAGATAAAATAGCATCCTACCTCAACACAATAATAACTCTTAGATTTCCTCATTGGGGACAACAAAGAAAACTATATCCAAAAAATATGTGGGGTATGCAGCACTTTAAAGGAGATTTTACTAAGAAACATTGTCATGGTAATGATAACTGGTCTGGTGCATATTATGCTAGATGCCCTGATCAAACAAAAATTTATTTTGAAGATGTTGAAAGCAGTGAAGTTATAAGAGAAAATAGTTTGTATATTTTTCCTGGTCCATTTCAACACTACACCGATGTTCATACATCGGATATATCTAGAGTTGGAGTCGCTTTTAATTTTAATGTTGAATGGTTACAGCCTGAAGGTCATGCTTTTAATAGGAGTAAAGATAATGGATAAAATAAAATTTTCAGAAAAATTTTTAGTTACTGATAGAATTTCTAAAACTTTAAAAAAAACACTAGATAAAAAATTAATGATAAAAGAAATAACTAGAGCTTGGAAAAACAATGAACGAGTTAGTGATGAAAATTTCTATACAGAGTATTATTACACAAAACTTCAATTTATGAAATATTATAAATGGATAGGTGAGTATATAGCCGATCATTATTTTCAAAAATACGATCACAAAATTTTATTCGCTGGTTACTCTGCTATTGTACTGCGACCCAATGAAAGTTTAACATTTCATAATCATGTTAATGATTGGGACTATCATAATGATTCATATGATGTTTCTGCTATTTACCCTTTGGTTGTTAAAGAAAACGAAAAACCTACAGATTTACTTTTTTCTTATAACAACGGCAGATTTAAAAGACAAAAATTTAAAATACCACTTCATGAAAACATTTTAACAATATTTAGTTCACACTTACATCATGCAATTCTTCCTAATCAAACAGGTAAAAATATGATTTTATTATCAATAAAATTTATAAATGCAGACTCCTTATAAAGATATAACAGTAATTGAAAATTTTCTTCCTTTAAATATTCATCAAGAATTAAAACAAATTATTATGGGAAATAATTTTCCATGGTTTTTTAATTCAAATGTTAGTTCAGATTTACAACCTGATTCAATTAATGATTTTATTTTTTTTCATCATCTCTATGCACCTGATGGAATTAAAAGTAATTTTTTTTACAATGTTCTAATACCTATTTTAGGAAAACTAAATTTTAATTATATTATTAGAAGTAAAATAAATTTGTACACAAGAAAAGAAAAACAACTGCAGCACGATTTTCATATTGATCAAGAGGAAGAACACATGGTTGCTCTTTATTCTGTCAATACCAATAATGGCTCTACAGTTTTTGACAATGGTAAAAGAGTATTATCTACGGCAAATCAAATAATAATTTTTAATGGAAAGTTAAATCACGCTAGTTGTGTTCAAACAGATGAACAAACAAGAGTAAATGTAAATATAAATTTTAACTAAATGGATACCCAACTACTTGTGTTTGGATTCCAATACTCTTCCATATTTTCAGGAAAAGTAACATTACCTTCGGAGTCTGTTGTAGGAGTTTTTCTTTCCCATCTTTGATTACTTTCACTCCAACTAAGTTGCCATTCATCTTCAGTAGTGTATGGAGGACGTGAAACGGGAGGTTCATATATACATTTGGTTTCATTTAAAATCCAAGAATTCATTCCAGATGGTCTAGCTCTTATAAAAGCATCTCTTGTTGAATCGTATGTATCTCCAATACCAGGATAATTTTTTCTAAATGGTGTTCCACCAAGGCTATGTTGTCCCTCGTTTGTATTATAGGAACACTGTTTCCAAAGTTCCCAACCATGTACTGTTTTTTGATGTGCTATTCCAACAGCTTCTGATTCGTTATTATTTTCATCTAAACAATCAGAATCATTCACAACTTCAACTGATAAAACAACGTTGTCGTCACTTAATTTTGCAAAATGTGCCATTATGAGCTCACGTACCTTATTACAACTATTCCTGATCCACCAGAACCGCCTGGACCACTAGGAGGGTCAGTAGGACCTCCACCACCAGCGCCGCCGCCTCCGCCGCCTCCGCCAGTGTTTCCTGATCCACCAGATCCACCGCCGCCAGCATTGTTACCGCCGTTTCCGCCGCCACCAGATCCACCACTGCCTCCGCTCATGCTTCCGCCTGGACCTCTGCCGCTGCCTCCACCGCCGCCACCAGCGTAGGTTGTATCTGAAAAAGTTATATTGTTTGGCGAACCGTTACCACCAGCACCGCCACCTCGCATATTACAAGAACCTCCTGGAGGTTGGGGGCCTTGACTTCCTGCTTGAGCTGCACCGCCGCCTCCGCCACCACCAGCGCTTCCTCTATGTGTTCCAGGACCACCGTTATTTCCTTGAGGAGGAGATACAGGAGGACTATTACCTGTTCCTGCACCTTGACCACCGTAAACTGCTCCGCCGCCACCAGATCCACCAGATCCGCCGTTTGTAGAAGGTCTAAAACCTCCTGTACCACCACCAGCAGATGTAATACTTGAAAAACTTGAATTTGAACCACCACTTTGTTGACTACCTCCACCTCCTACAGCAATAGGAAAACTAGTAGCAGAAACGGGTAATCCACCACTTCCAGGAGTAGTTCCAGGATTGTTTGTTCTAAAACCACCAGCTCCACCACCACCAGCAGCTTGGTCTATGGATCTTCCGCCACCGCCACCACCAGCGACTACTAAGTAATCAACAGTGTTTGAGCCTGCAGCGTTTCCAACGGTCTGCACTGTAAAAGTGCCAGGACCAGTAAATGTATGTCTTGTAAAGTTTCCTTGAGTTGTTTCAGATCCACCTTCAGCAGTAATATATGATGCATTTTCAGCACCATAAAAATCACTAAGGCCTATTATTCCAGACGCAGGAACGTTTGTATTATTAGGACCAACTAAAGGACCTCCTCTATAATACTCACTTAAAGCATGTGGAGCACTACCACCGAATTCTTGTACTATAGTATTAATACCTATTGGGCCTGAACCAGGAATTGCCATATGCTATCCTTTCTTTAATTCATTAACTTGATTTTGTAAATCCTTTATAGCTTCTATTAAAACACCAACCATATTAGGATATGCAACACCAAGATATTCCTCTCCGTCTTTCATCTCAGTTGAAACAACTTCAGGAATAATTTTTTGTACCTCTTGTGCAATCACACCCATGCTCTTATGTCCGTTCTTTTCGAAATTTACACCTCTCATTCCTAAAACTTTATCAAGTGCATTTGGTATAGTTTCAATATTACTTTTTAATCTTTCATCTGAAAATGCAACTACATCATCATTAAACGTAGCTTTACCTGCAGCAGACATATCAAAAGTACACGCTGTAATGCCAGAACCACCATCATTACCTTTTATTACTAAATCAGCATCAGATACTTTTGTTTCTATTTCTAAAGTATTAGAAGCATTATTAAAGGCAGCTATTTCAGTGCCTCCGCTTTGAAAAGACCAGTTATTACCACCAGCGTCTAAAATTATATCACCAGCAACATCTAAAGTTAAATCGCCAGATGATAAATCTATCTCTGTGCCATCAATTGTAATATTATCAATAGTGACACCTGAGTCTGCATCTACGACACCACCAAATGTAGCGCCTGCATTAAAAGTAGCAGCTCCTGCTTCAGACATGTCTAAAGTTAAAGCAGTTATAGCACTAGCATTATCATCGCCTTTAAATACAATGTCTTTATCTTGTACACCTGAAGTAATTACAAAATCACTAGATGAATTTGTAAAGTTACCAACACCTGTACCTGCAATAGAAAATTCAATTCTATCATCAGTTGATGAAATTATTTTAGTGTCTCCATCAGTATCTAAAACTAAGTCTTGACCATTAAGATCATATGATCCGCCTGAAGAAAAAACATCATACCAGTTTGTACCATCTGTAGAAACAAGACGAGTTGTGCCGTTAGCTATTGAAAGTGTATTACCTGAAGCACCTAATCTACAAGTCATTGCATAAGGACCAGAAGATCCTGAATCAGTCGTTGCGTTAGTAATTAAATATGTTTTTTGAGTAGCTGGGAATTGAGCTATTCTTACTGCACCATGTGCACCCGTTAATCTTATGTGAGCATTTCTTGCTTGGTTATTAGCTTGTGATTGTGGACCGTCAGCGTTCGTCAGCGTTGTTACAGCACTATCGCCGCACGCAACATTTACTACACCAGCAATACTAAATTCTAATGATTGCGAAAAATTGTTGTTTGTAATAGTTCCCCAAGTTCCAGAATTTGCTCCTGAAGCTTGAAGCTCTATTCTCAAACTTGTTGAATAAGTTGACGACATTTTTTATCTCCTATTTAAAGTTTTAGTTATTAATTTTAAGTTTGTCAAAACTTTTATGCGGCTTTATGAACTTCTGTCCAACTTACATCCGAGTTAGAGTCATCTACAACAGACCAGAAGGTTCCTTGTAAATTCCCTGTACTACTTGTAGCAGAAACTCCAGTCACTGTCAAAGTAGAACTTCCCGATATAATAGGAGATCCAACAGACGAAGTAGCAGAAACACTTGGTGCCTCGTAAATAGTTTCTTGCGTAGCTTGACCCATGCTTGAGGTCATGCCAATACCAGTTACAGATACTGTAGCTCCAGCAGTGGTTGTAACGTCTCCCTCTGATAAAGTTAAAGCATTTCCTGTAACAGCTATTGTAGCACCTCCAGTAGCAGTTTCGTCACCAAGAGAGGCTGTTGTTCCTATGCCCGTTAAAGTGAGATTACAGTCACCTGTCATTGTAATTGTGCCAGTAGAAAAAGTTGTTGAATTACCCGCTATATCAATTGTTGTAGGTAAAGTTCCCGTTGAAGAAACCATTCCGTCTTCAGTAACAACAATCGTTAAATTGTTATCACCTGATATTGAGAAAGTTCCTATGGAAGATGTTGATTGAACACCTGTAACAAATACGGAAGTACCTGGAGTTGATACTGCTGAAGCAGCTTGAACACCTGTAATAGTCGGAGCAACATCTCCTTGGAAAGACATTGATCCTGTATTTGAAGCAAGTGAATTACCTGTAAGAGCATAAGATTGTTCTGTAGTATTCCAAAGGTTATCACTCCA